TATGGATTGTGTTAAGTCACTATTAACTGCGGATGCTTTAATATCACTCCCTGTTAAACTCCACCCTGTACCTAAAGTCCAATAACCGCCAATAGTGGTAAACCCACCATCACTAATGGCTTCTGTTGCACTTGTTTGTGGAGACCATTCATATATCTGCCCTTCTCTTGGGCAAGCAATAAGGTTCTGACCCCATTTAGCAAGTGTCCATGTTCTAGGAAATAAATCTAAATCTGTACTAGGGCTTGCAAATCCGTCAGTACCATAGCCACCTGTTCCATAACCTAAACCTCCAAGACCATTTTCTTGTCCAGGTGCTAAGCCATATTCATAATCAACAGTGCCACCACCTGTTGCTCCGCTTGTTGCTTGTGCTGTATGTGTAATTGTATAAGCATTAGCACTTGTTACACTAACAACATGATAATCACCATTGATTGTAATTCCACCAACCGCACTTGCACCAGAAAATCTAACAAGCTGATTTACTTCTAAGCCATGAGATGTATCAGCAACAGTTACTGTTGCACTCTCATTTACAGTCGTAAATGGATTTGATAATGTGCCACGTTCAATAATTGGTGTAATTGTTAATAAATCACCATCATTATCCATAGCATACAAGTCTGTATTACTGCCTATAGCAAGGTAAGGATTACGACTATTATCACTCCATGTCATCATACCTCTGGCTTTACCATATATTGTTTCAGTAGAAGCCTTTTCCTGACCACCTATTGTTTCTGGTTTTCCATTTACAAACCGTATTTTATCTGCATCAACAAAATAGTTTTCAGCCGTCAAAGGGCTATCGTCTGGATGTATGCCTGGTTGTATGCGAATTGCAGATAATGGCATTACACTTTTGTCCAAGCATTTAAAAAAGCAGTTCGTTCATCACTTGTCATAATTGATTTACTAACCAATGTTGACGTTAAACTTTCTGTAATTTCTTTGGTAAAAAACTTAGACCCTGCATAGCGTTCATAGGCATATATAACATCACCGTCAGAACTATCTCTCATAGCCTTAATCACAACACCATATCGTGATGCAGTTAAACCTCCTGCAAGCCATGTATCCATAAATTCAGTTTTTGTTAATTTTTTTGGCTCTGTGTATTCACGAGCTACGTGCTTTGAATAATCAGCATTTCCATTTTTATCATAATATACTGCCATTTTTATTTCCTTTTACTTAACTCTTAAACACATAGCAGGACCGAATGTATTCCAAGTTGGCGAACTAATATCTGGTAAAGTTGTGTTATAGGTAAAGGCTTTTTTCCAACACAAACCATAATTATTTACTGCAAAATTTCCTCCTGCCCAAATTACATTTCCATAATTCGTTTGAAAGGCTTTATGGTTTGTGCCAGGTGTATCTTTAATAAATTGTGCGTTTGCATTTAAAGATAAACCGACCCAATATAATCCTTTAGTAATACTAACATCAGCAGTCGTATCTGCTACACGCACTGTTGCATTTCCATCAAGTGCAACTTCAGCAGTTTGACCTATTTTTGTGGTAGGTTGCCCTGTTGCATCACTTTGCCATATTCCCATTACAAAATCATCACCAGAATCACCAGTTGACCAGTTTTCACAAGCTATGCCATCACACGTAAAATCTGCTCTTGCAATAAAACCTGATGCGTAAATTTGACCTGTTGAAAACGTATCGCCTGAAAAAGTTCCATCTCCAACAAATGTTGGTTGCATAGAATTACTTGGATAACAATTATCAGTATCTAATGTATCATTTGGATAATGACTTAGATTGACTGCTCCTGCTGTTGGTTTATGAATACCCATTATGTCGCTGTCCTTTCAAGCCCATCAACCACAACTGAAACATTGGTTGCAGATGAATACGCAACAATTATTTGTGCAGCTTGCATATGGATTCCTGTTCGTTGGAAAGATTGATTAGCTGCTAAACTGTAATCATATTCTATGTATTCATCATTTGATGGTGTGCTTCCATCTGCATTAGCTAATCGTACTGTTACTGCTGATGAATTTCGATTGCAAACATTTACATTAACTAAAGCCTCTTTTCCAGAGCCAACAGTATAAACTGAGGTATTTGTGGTAGCACTGAGATCAGCTTTACCAAGTAGTTTTAAACTCATATTATTCTCCTATAATGACATAGCATATGACAATGCGTGTTCTTCAATGGTTGCAGGAACAGTTGCAGCTATAGATAAGGTTTCGTTAGAACCATCATTAAGTGTAGTAACTGTAACATTACTCCCTGCAACTATTTTATTTTCAAGAAAATTTGACGTTGTATCATTAGAAGATACTTTTGCTTTACCATCTAATGTTACACTACTTGCTACAGTTAGTGTTTCATCTGCACCTGCACTTCCTACTGTTAATGTAATACCTGTACCTGCCTGTAAAGCACCTCCACCGCCACCAAGAAATCTATTAGTAGTATCAGAAGATGTAACTTTTACTGTACCTGCTGTTGATGAAGATGTTGAAGCTGCAATAGCTGTGTCCATTTGTCCTTTATTAACTGCATCACTATCAAGTGTACCTGTAGTGAGGTTAAGGATTTTACCACCAACTGTAACTGCACCACTCGTTTGCATAGCACCATTTACAAAAAATGGTCTGGAATAAACATTAGAACCATCACAATACACTGTCGTATAAAAACCTGTTGGAATTGTTGGACCTGTACCACTAGCTGTTTTAGGTACAATGTTTGCTCCACTTGCATTATAAATAATGAAATGTTTTTCAGAACTAGGTACGACTACGTTTGCAGAACTTGATAAACTACCTGTAAACAATAAAACTCTTTGTTTTGCTTGGTCGCTAACAGTGTAATTAGATGTAGTGAGAGTATAATCACCTGTTAGGTTAATAGTTTCTACGCCATCTGTTATCTGGTCAACACAATCTAATACTTCATTAAGTTTTGTGTCTCCCCATGTATTAACATTACTGCCTAAACTTTGTTTGCGTAGTCTGTTTCTTGTGGTTGCTGAATCTGCCATATTTTTTCCTAGCTTACTGTTGCTCCGTCTTTAACTCTTTTCCAATTACTGCCATCACTTGTTGCAATCGTTCTACCGCCTGTTTCATTGGAAACTATAATTGCTGTATTAATAAATTCAGCAGGGTCGGGTAAATCGGCTACCAAGTAAGATTGTAAAGGTAAGGGTCTTTGAAATTGTCGTTCTATAAATTTTGTTATTTCTATTGGGTTATTGCTTACAAGAGTAGATTGTTTGGTCATGCAATAGCAACCTGGACACTAGCTCTTGTTGGTACAACACCAAATCGTGTTACTCTGTCATCTCTCATTAGGTCAGCTAATTGAGCATCATAAAAACTTTCCCATATCTGTGTTGCATTATAATCTTGCACATACAAACATAACTCAACCATAGAAGCACCGACATAAACACCTATTGCATTTTCTAAAACCCAATTAGATGTATTAGATGCTGACAAAGCAGGTATTGATTCATAGTAAATAATTCTAAGATCATAAGAAGCATCTGGTATTGGTCTGAAAAAAGCCTTGTTAGTGCCGACTATTGAATAGGCTTGTGGTTTAGACTGTGTTGTAGATGGAAAGGTATTAAACAAACTGTTAATATCTCCATATCCTTGCAACACTGTATAAGGATTAGTTGTAATTGCCATACTGCGTAAAGCTAAAAAACCTGTTGGCATAGTAACTGACTCAGTACCACCAGTTGTATTAACTGTATCATCAACCTTTTCCATGTGGCTGATACCACCTTTAGACATAATATTGTTTTGTATTCTTTGCTCTGCTTGTGCAATAGCTCTTTTAATCTGACTGTCTAAAGCTGTTGGTGAAAACGTAGTTACAGCATCAGATAAATCTGTTCTGTTAATTGTATCTGCTAAATGGGCTTGTAACTCATTATAGTTTTCAATACTCATATCTCACGTTTCCTGTTGCCTATTTTATGGGGTACAGTTTTTAAATATTTGTTGTCAGGGTCATCAAGAATAGACTTAGCTTTTTTCTCGTCATAAAGTCCTGTTCTTGCTTCTAAGCCTGATTGTTCTTTTATCTGTTGAAATAACATTTCTGGCACAGAAAACTCTTGCACCATTTCTTTACCCTTATAACCATCAAAGTTATTCTGTTTTTCTTTGTTTAGCTTAACAGTTGCTTTAGCAATATTGTCAGGTAATATTTTTCCTACAGTAATTTCTTTTGTTTTATGGTCAACAACCATGTAACTTTTTGTGTAAGTTAAAGGGTCTGTTTTTACATAAACAGCTTGCTCTTTATTTTTCTTAACAAGTTTATAATCCGATAGTACAGGATGACCCATACCTAATAACGGAGCATCTTTTTCTACGTCTTTATTTCTAATTTGCATAATAAAAAAATGGAGAGGCGTTTAAACCTCTCCACTCCAAGAAGGTTACGATAAATTACTTACAAAAGCATGGGCTTTAGGGGCACCAATTTTAAGTGTGTAACTAGCATAAATCATTTCTCGATCTGCCAAACCTGTTGTTCCCAAAGGTCTGTTTTGCATTGGCTCAAGAAATGCTACTTCTGCATACTTACTATCAACCATGAAAGCAGTAATATCTAAGAAAGATGTATCACTTGCCATTTGTCTGTTGACGGTTACAGCAATAGAACCAAAGTCCGATAGCCAACCTTCTACAGAACCAACAATAGTTGCAGCTTCATCTTTACTGATGCTTTGACGCACTTGGGCAGCTCCACTAATAGAAGATGCTAATGCAAGACCAGAAAACTTAATTTTTTGGTCAGGTGAAAGCATAATGAAATCTGGTGCACCACCATCTACATAGGCTTCTTTCAAAGCACCATTTAGAATAGTAAGTGTTAATGCTCTTGTTGTGGAATTAGCAAAATTCCAAGCATCAGTTCCATCACCTGTTGCAGCAGTAAATCTTTCTGTGCCTGTATTATCAGTATTAGTGATAAATGATGGTAAACCTGCACACTCGGTAACAGTTTGAGTGCCACCGACTGTTTGTGCATTGTTGTTTAACAGAATTACTTCCATATCACGTTTGAGTTCCAAACCACGAAGTAGTCTTTGTTCGTCAAGTTCGTCATCAATTCCTGCGACATCAACAGCATTAGCAGTTGTTGTTACAGCAAATGTTTTGAAAGAAATAGCAACTCTGTTTCCAACACGACTACGAGCTGTAGCAGCAGTTGGTGTAGGCTCATCACCTTCAAGTTGAAAGTTACTTGTGCTTGGTGAAGCAAGAGTTTGAATTTGCCACTCTACATAACGATTAGTAGCTCTACCTGCGGTAGAAATATTAGACTGAAATGGGGTCTCTTCTGG